AGTGTCAACCGATACGCAGCTCTTGGTGTTTGATGATGTGAAAAAGAACTTCAACTTTGAGAATCTCTTCTCATTGATTACTGAGGGAATCACATTGGAGTACAAAGGGCAGGATGCCATCAAAATACCGGTAAACAAATCACCGAAAATCATTATCACAACCAACTACACAATTGGTGGAGTGGGTGGCTCATTTGAGAGAAGGAAGTTCGAAGTGGAGATGAGCAACTATTTTGGTCACACACGATCACCATTGGATGAATTCGGTCATATGTTGTTTGATGATTGGAATGACCAGGAGTGGGTAATCTTTGACAACTTCATGATTCAATGCTGCCAATATTACCTTAAGTATGGATTGGTATCTCATGAGTTTACCAACCTGGATGTGCGTAAATTCATCAAGGAAACTTGCTTTGAGTTTTACGATTGGTCGGGTGATGGAAACCTTCCTCTCAATGTGAGGTTGTACAAAGATGAGCTTCATGAATCATTTATTAGTGAGTACACCGATTATGCTAAACTGAGCAAAAAGAAATTCTCTCAATGGTTGAGTATCTTTGGTCATTATCATGGATATAAGATTGATGAGAATAAAACAAACAATAGAAGATGGATTGAATTCGGAAGGACCGATAAAACACCAAGTGATCCCGATGACATTTGGGATGAGTTAAACGATAAAGCAAAGGAGATATGACAAAACAAAACAAAGAACGAATCAAGGACCTCGAAAGAGCTCTCACCAGGGCGAAGTATCCGAAATTGCCATATGTGGATAGCTTCCTCACCAATTGGCAGGATAACTCAGCGAATGCACTCACCAAATCCATATGTGGATTCCTTCAGATGAGTGGATGCCAAGCAGAGAGAATCAATACTATGGGAGTATATCGCAAAAAGTACCGTACTGATGGAGTAGCAATGGGAGGACAATGGACAAAGGGAACAGGCACGCCAGGTTCCGCAGATATCTCGGCAACCATTCGAGGAAGGTCAGTTAAGATTGAGGTGAAGTATGGGAAGGATAGGCAATCGGAAGTGCAGAAAGTTTACCAAAAAATGATTGAAGATGCTGGAGGAGTGTACTATATCTCAAGAACTTTTGATGATTTCATCGAATTTTATGATACTTTCATTGCTGAATTAAAATAGTTTATTATCTTTATTGAAAATTAACACGCTAATTATGGAAAAACAAGAAAAAATAGTCGCAACACTGTACCAAAAGTTGCACACTGCTAAACAGCAGATTGGAAAGGTAGCAAAGAATGCTACGAATCCACATTTCAAAAAGTCATATGCTGACATTAATGCACTGCTCACCGCAGTCGAGCCAATTCTATTGGAGAATGGATTGATATTGCTTCAGCCAATAGTTGGAAATGATGTGGTGACTCGTATTATCGATATCGATTCGGGTGAGATGGTTGAGTCATTCATGACCTTGCCGATTATTACGGATCCACAAAAGGTCCTTAGTGCAGTGACTTACTTCCGAAGAGGAACATTGCAGTCATTGTTGTCACTTCAAGCGGTAGATGATGATGGAAAGGCAGCATCGATTGCAGTCGCACCGGTTAAACCTGCATTGGACAATGCGAGATTTGAATCCGCAGTGGCATCCATTAGTGCAGGGAAGTACACAAAAGAGCAATTAATTGAGAAATGGACATTGAGTGAGGTACAACTTAAAGCATTAGAAGTATGAAGTGGCATCCATCCCAAATCGGTAAGCTAATGACCAACGGAAGAGGCAAGAATGACATCGGTGCAACTGCAATCAGTTACATCAAGGATGTTGCCAAGGAAAACTTTTATGGTTATCGTACTGAGATAAACACCAAGCAAATAATCAAAGGTAAAGAGCAAGAGCAGGATTCAATTGACCTGCTCAATACCGTCCGATTTGAAGCATACGGTAAAAACATCATCCGAGTTGAGAATGAGTTGATGACCGGAGAATGCGATATCATCACTAATGATTCAATCATTGATGTGAAAACATCCTGGTCATTGGATACCTTCCCTGCATTTAAAGAGGATGCATACAATGTACTTTATGAGTGGCAAATGAGAGCTTATATGATTCTTTATGATAAACAATCAAGCGAAGTAATCTATTGCATGGTAACAACCTCAAATGAGCTATTGAATGAGTGGGATAATCTTCACATTCACCGAGTAGATCACATCGCACCGGAAAAGAGAATCACCGCACTTCAATTCGAGAGAGATAAGGAGAAGGATGAGTTGATATCTAAGCGATTGGAATTGGCAACTGAATTATATAATAATTATTACAAACAATTGGAGGAGAAATGAAAATAACAATAGAACAATACGAGCACACCGTAACACACGAAGTCCCATTCAATGATGTTGACCTTGACGAAGTGTTGAGGATGGTGGAAGGACTACTCAAGGCAACGGGATATTGCTTCAGTGGAAATCTTGAGATAGTGGATGAGTGGAAAGAGAATGAAGACATCTTTAAACAACAAGAACAATGAAGATAGCAGTAGAATTTTTATTAGAAGAAATAAACAAGTTAACGGGACTTACCATCGCAATGGATGAACCTTGTGTTGAACAAGCCAAAGAAATAGAGAAGAAGCAGATTGCACAAGCATTTGAAGATGGTGCACACAACTATTTCTACTCCATAGAAACGGGAGAAGGTTTTGAAAGTGGTATTGAGTATTACAATGAGAAATTTAAAAAACAAGAACAATGAAAACAAAACAAAGTGAAATTTCAGATAATTACCAAGTTGGTGATGTATGTATGTTTAAAAAGGTAGAAGAAGGACATCCAAGAGTATTTACAACGCACAAAGTTGATGTGGATTATGGTGTTGTTTATTACTACAAACTTGATGGTCTTGAAGAAAGCATCGGCACAAGTTATATAAAGAAAATTAACCTTTAAATCAACAAGAACAATGAAGATAGATATTGATGACTTCAACCGAAAGGCGGAATACATTATTGAAACGGTTGTTAAACCACAAGTAGCAAAATACGAATTAAGTAAACAATTAAACAAATCAAATATGGAATTACAAGTAACAGGCACAATCAAAGTAATTGAGCCAATCAAACAAATCAGCGACAAGTTCTCAGTGAGAATGGTTGTATTAACAGTTCCCAATGGGGAGTATCCTCAAGATGTGATATTCCAACTATCTCAGGACAAGTGCAAACTACTCGACAACTATTCACCTGGTATCGATATCACAGTGAAATTCAATCTGAGAGGAAGAGAATACAATGGGAAGTATTACAATACTTTGGATGTATGGAATGTTCAATCAACACCGGTAGTGGATGAGAGCTTTGACGATTCACCTTTCTGATGGGGAAACCATTCGTGACTTCATCGAGAAAGAGGTGAGGTCACGAGTATCCAAGAGATACAAATTGTCACACATTGCTGAGGATATGGGAATCACTTATCTTCAGCTATGGAGATTCCTCAAAGGTCATTCAGTCAATGAGGAGTTTTACATCAAATTTTTTAAGTATTATGAGAGATAGATACTTCATTGCCTATGTCGGCACCAAGAATGAGAATCCCCACATGATCATCAACCGATTCCAGGATGTGTTTCATGGGATGAACGTCAACTACTGCATCGTGTTGACTATGGAAGATGATGAGGTATATATCGATGAAGTGGATGCAGCTGCATTCGATGATGTTAAATGTCAAATGAATTGAGATGGGATGTAAACCACTAACAGGACGAATAGAATATAAAGACCCAATGAAAAAAACTAACCAAGAACTCCAGGACTTATACGATTTCATGGAGTTAATTATTCACGAAATTAAACCAAACACACGGAGCATATATCGGCAAGAGCTGAGTGCATTAAGTGAAATGCTTTCGGAAGTGGAGGTTGTTCCCGAAGAGAAACCAATTCACGTTGATCCAATTCTAATCAAGGTATATAGCAAGTATCAGGAACGGTCAGAGATGGGAATCAAGAAATATGGTACCACATTGGAAAATAATTCATTACCTTTACTCGATTGGTTGAATCATCTCCAGGAGGAATTGATGGATGCAACCTTGTATATTGAAAAATTAAAGCAAGATATATGACTTACTTAGCTTCACTCGCACTCAGTTGGTTCCTGG